TATTATATCACTTTTAAAAGTTATGTCAAGACTTTTTATAACTTTTTTTCGTTATATTTTTTCTTGACTTTTTGCCGTTAAAAAGTTACTATATATATGTAGCGATACACCAAGCACGAAAGGAGAGTACTACAAATATGATAAAGTTCAAATTTGACGTAGCCGGCGCACTGGCTACCGCAGGCGTTACAGCCTACACAGCGCAGAAAAGCGGCATTTTGTCGCAGGATACATGGCGAAAGATCAAGGCAGGGGATACGCATATAAGCCTTGAAGCTATCAATCGTATATGCTGCATTTTGCACATGCAGCCAGAGCATCTTATATACTATGCACCCGACCAGGCCGAAGAAGAAAAAATTTTAAAAAACTTTCAAAAAAAGTCTTGACATAGTAACTTTTTTAAGTTATACTAAAGGCACAAAGAGAGAAAGGAAGCCCCAAAGGGCAAAGGTAAAAAGATATGAAGAAGGAGCAGTATACAACAAAATTTTATGAGGACAACGGTGGCGGTATCCAGGCAGTGACACGCGATGAAAGCGGCAAGGTTGTAAACGTTCTCAGCGGTTTCGAGGCTGACCCAGGAACAGGGCTGTCAGTTCTGGCAGCAGCTCGCGAAAACTGGCCATATGCAGACCCGTTCGAGTCTTACCAGTGGGGCGGAAAGACTATGAAAGAAGTAGCAGAAGAGCTTGAGGAGATGGAGTATCACCCAGAAATGGGCGATTTGATCGCAGAGACAAAAGCAACGCCAGACCACTACACAGACGCCCAGTATATCGAGCGTGTTGAGTTTAACTGGAGCCACATGGGTGCAGCAGGGCATGAACTTTTTAAAGATTTAGACGTGCCGGAGGCTGTAGCATATCGCATCAAGTCTAGCAGAGAGTGGAACCCGGACGACTGCCGCCGCCTGTGTGAACTGGCCGACATGGCGGACGAGTACGACAGCGCCGACAGTGATACCGTAGAGGACGTAGTAAGTGCAGCAGCCGACAAGCTCGGTGTTGACATCTGGTAAATATCAAAGCACCCGCCCCGGAGGTTACGAGGGCAGAAAGGAAAATATGAGCGATAAAAAATTGTTTGAGTTAAAACCTGGCGATACATTCCAAGTGGGAGAATGTTTGTGCATCTTACTTGAGCATGGCAAAGGAGAGCTTGAAGGTACCACAAAGGTGCTAATCATTGAGAACACTTGGACCACTCAGCATTTGACGCGCATGAATCTAACTATAAGTTTTCCGAACTTAGAAAAGATATAGAATCATGGGACAACCAGGGATGGATTGAAGACCAAGTTGGAGCCGAAAATCTTGTAGAGCATACCGTAAGCTTAACAACGGTAGATGGACAAGACGACTACGGAGAGTTAACATGCAAGGTTCGCCCGATCACTTTTGATGAGGCCAGAAAGTATAACGATTTGATTGCCAGCTCTGACGATGACAGCAGAATTGAAGGTTATTGGACTTGCACTGCCTGGAGTGTACCACGTCGCAGCGGGGAGGATCGCGGAGATTTTGTTGCATCTGTTACTTACAACGGAATGATTGGAGAAAGCAACTCTTGGGATTGTTACGACGTGCGTTTAGTATGTATCCTCAAATCTGATATCAACGTGCGGATTGACTAACCAAAGCACCTGCCCGACAAGGTTAGAGCCGGGAGAAGGAAAGATATGAAGCGCGAAGACTTTAAAAAAATTATTAAGTTGCGCAGCTTTTGGAAGATAGATAAGCGCAAAGGAGATTATAAGCTGCCAAGCGGTGATAAGTTGTCAAAGTATATCAGAAAGCTTGTTATTTCTCAAATGCAGCTTGATAATCTGCTG